TAATCTGCCCCATATATATTTAAATACTACTTTACTACCTTCTTTGCAGGTGTAGCCTTCTTTGCAACCTTCTTTGGTGCAGCCTTCTTTGCTACTGGCTTAACATTCTTCATTGCATTATCAACATCCTTTGCGATTGCATCGAACTTGCCAAATGCTGGATCTTTTGGATTTGCTGCACGAAGAACTACTGGAACTAGAGCAGCCACCAGAGCAGCCCACATGTCCTTTGGATCGGTAATCCCTGCGGTATATAGTGCAACTATACCAGCAAGAACTGAACGTCCGTATGAGGCTGCTATAGCCTTTAGTTGTGTTTGATTCATTTTATTCCCTCCTTTCTTATAACTATTATACATCTTTCTCTCCCCTGTTGTCTTGAACAATTGGAAGAAGTTTTTCTATAATATTAGCCAAAAACATTGAAGCATTTAAGTCTTCAACTCTAGGCTTGTTTATTTCTTTACGACAATCTTCAATAACATTATTTACAGTTTCTATAGTGTCTTCAATATATTTAAATGCCCATTCCCTAGAATCAGAAAGAAACTTAATAAAACCTTCATTACTTTGGTCTTGCATCTTAGATAGATTTTCTAATTCTTCTTTCATTGCAGACATCATTGCAACAGCAATTTGACTATCTAATAAACTTTGATTAAGGACTCCCTGTATTGTATAGGCCCTATAAATAACATAAATATTAAATATTGATAATCCAATGATTACCCAGTTATACCATTGCATTTCTCTCCTCATCTAATTCTTCTATATCAAATATATCAGACTGTACAAGTTTTGTCAACTGAGAAACAGCAACAACAACACTAATAAAAGAAACAAACATTCCTAATATAGACAAGCCTGTCCACTTTTTCATTTTACTGCTTCTCTTACTATCATAACAATTGCACCATTTTCTTCTAATGCTTTTTTTACTTTGACCAGATACTCTACCGCTCTTCTTTTTTCAAATTCATCTAACCTCATAAACTCAAACTCATTTGCACGAACACTTAAAAAATGTTCGTTATCAATTATATCTACCTTAAAGTTGTTCGGTGGTGTTATTGATCGAAATGCATTTTTCATAGAATCTGTATACACTATTCTATTCTACCAGACCTGGATAATCAGTGCAAATGCCAAATATATTTTGATATTTATTTTCTAAATTTAAATCAACTATAATTGATTTTTCTGTAACATTTTTCCCTGGATATGTCCATATATACCCGTTGCTTGTTAATGTAAAATCATCTTCTTCATGCCAAAAAAACATATGTTTATTTCTATCTAATGCATTTAAAGCATTGATATTTTTACAATGAAACCAGGATACATCTTTAATATCATCTATAAATCTATCTCCTACTGGATATTGTGAAAAATCATGACCTAAATACCAGGTAGAGTTTATCAATCTAATATCAACCTCTACATTAAATCCCTTTTGTATTGCATTATAAATAAATCCAGGACTATTCTCTAGTGGACCTGGGCCATCAACATTTCCTCTATGTGCTATCTTGATCATTTTTTATCCTCTAATCAGTTCTTTTAAATATTTGTTATTTTTAATTTTATTAACAATGTATTCAGCATCTCTAGAATGATTTCCAATAGAAATATGATCAATGTTTTTTGTTGATGTCACTGCTTGCCAAAAACTATGTAACGATATTGCCAAATAATTATTATTATTTTTAACAACTTCTATTATTTGTGGAGTAACCAACTCAACTAGTTTTGTATTTTCTTGCATATATATGCAGTTTGTTAATCCAGCACTAGTGACTGCTATCAAAGTTTTTGTTGAATAAAAATAATTTAAATGCTCTTCAAAACTATTAAAATAATTTTCTAAAGAAATACTTTCAAAACCATTATCTAATAAATAATTTTCTAAAATTTCTTCATTTTTAATTCTATTATCTTGATTAATACTTAAACTTGTATTGTAAACATTTCTATCTTGATATTTTTTTCTATTTAAATAAATTTTTTTTGTTGGCAAAATATCTATATTTTTAATGTATGGTTTAAAATATTTAATAAAAAGTTTATGATCTAATTGTGCAGATGATATAAAATTTTTATCAAAAGTAATAAAATTATTTACAATAACATAATCTGTTTGCGACCAATCGTTTATCAAAGTATATTCAATATTATATCTTTTTAAAAAATCAAATAAAAATGAATAAAAATTAGTATCAAAATCTGTTTTATTTTCATCATTTTCATACATAGATGTATTTATATATAGTTTTATATTTTTATATTTTTCTTTTGCTATTATAATTTTATTTAAAAAATCAACTAACAAATGATATGGACCGCTTGTAAATAAAATAAGTAGTTTTATTGAATCATCATCTCTTAAGTCTAATGTTTTATCTAGTATAACATTATCATATTCAATAAATCCGCCATCATCAATATTAAAAAAAGCATATGATGTTTTACTATTTGCTTCTATTTTATCTATTTTAATAAGACAATTATTTTTAAAATAATTTTCTGGAATTAATTCATTTTCTAAAAATGTAATGCACATAGTTATCCTTCAATAGTTAAGTTTTCCCAGATCTCAGCCCATCTGTCCCTAGTCTTATGATTGTTGAACTCTCTAGACACAGCACCCTTGTCAAGGTATACCCCGCCCCACAGACCATATTCTTTTTCAGAAATTCCAACAGCAAAGCATGTTCGTGCTACTGGGCAAGCCAAACAAACATTGTCTATTCCATGCCTTATGTTTGGATTATCCTCATACTTCTCAAAGAATAGATTGGTATCATAATCTAAACAAGCAGCATCTTCTTTCCATAAATGCTTATTCACTATGACTCCAAGTGTTTTTGGTTTATATTCCATCCATTTTTACCTGGAGTATAGGTTGTTTTAATATACCAATTGCCATTAACAAATGCACCATTTGTTTTGTATATTGCTGTTTTAGACTTTAATAGATGAATGACATTCCATCCATCCCACCTTAAATTTGAATTAGTAGAAACAATTTTTTCCATTTGATCTAATGCTGTGATATTCATGATTTTCCTAATATGAGAATACGTTTAGTTCAACATTGTTAGATTGTGCAAATGAAGCCAACTTCGATATATATTGATTAGGCTTACTAAAATACGCAAAATAATTAATGTCGCTTATATTTTCTTCAATCCATTGAGGATTTGCTTTATAGAACTTTACCTTAATGCCTCTTGCTTTTAGTCCTTTTTCAGAAACATTACAAAACTCAGAAACAAAAGAGTGAACTTGTTGTGGACCAACTGAATAAACTATGTACTCTTGATTATCTTGTTTGATAGATGAAAGGGCAATTCCCATAGCACGAAGAAATACCTGGTAGTCACTGAACTCATTCGTTCCCTGCACCACGACCTTCATTTTTACTCCTATCAGTTAACTTATCCAGTATTTTTAACATTTCTTTTAACTCTGCTTCGGACATACCATCTGTACTTATAGGGTGTGATGTCGATCTGTCTACATAACCATCTTCCACCTTTGCCCTATAGAATACATTTTTATGAATCCAATATGCATAATCCTCAGTAATCAAAACATCTATAATACTTTCTTTTAGACGTTTTGTAACCTGAGTATTTTTTACATCTACAGAAACCATTTCTGGAAGAAATGGCCCTATAATACGATGTATATAAGTTTGTCTATATTTAGTTTTATTTTCTTGCTGCTTAGGCTTTCTTATATAAAGTATAGCAGCAGTAGCAATTATTGTCAAGAACGATACAAGAAAATCATTCATGTATCTATTGTAGCACTACTTATGGTCTTTGAAGGTAAACACGTTTAAGTTCTTCTAAAAAGGTTTGTAGTGTTTCGTTTAACCCATTAACTTCATTTTTATCAAATGCTTTTTCTGTTAACTTTACCGTTGGATTTTCTTCAAACAAATCCATGTTAACAAAACCCTTTTCCCACAATGCCATAACTTCTGTATTTAACATTGACATATGCATTTTATAAAGATCAGGGGAGACATCTTCTAGTTTTTCTGTAAAACGATAAAGCGGTTCGCCATCTTCACCAAATCCTTCAAATGCAACGGCGCCTTTATCAATTAAATTAACTAATGCAATTTCTGCAGCCTCGTCAGGTGTCATGAATATGACTCTCCCTTGCTGCGATTTTCAACAAGTTTTTCTCTTTCATCAAGTACTGAATATGCATAGGAAGTCATTTTTCTGTATCCTTCAACATCATTCATGATTTTGTCATAATGATGTCCACAAAATATTAACTCTCCATTAACACCAGTTACAGATACATAAGCCTGTGCAGAACAACGATCGCAGCGATCTAGTGCAGTCAACAGCCATTTACGTTCTTCTACTTTTTCTTCAGTGCCCATCTTAAACATATTATACCCTCTTATTGTCGGTGGAATAAAAACCCTTACCATTAAATTGTACACCAAAAGGAGTGTAATGTCTAGTCAGAACCACATTACATTTTTCACAGTTGTATTGTGGCTCTGACTCTAGTATTGATCTAGTTTTAATTGTTTGTGTATTACATTCAACACAGTTGTAAACATAGTCTGGCATTATTTTATTTTCTTGCTAAACCTTGCCCACACACGTTCGTGAATATAGTATGCACAGAATTTCCAGGCAAGATACACAAGAGATCCTAAACTGGCATATTCCCATTCACGAGTGAATGCGTAAATAAGACCGTATACAAAACCAATATGAACAAACTGCCAACTAATAGTCTTTAATAGACTTCTTTTGTTTGAGTCCATACTACTTTGCAACCTTTGTTGCAGTTTTGTTTGCAGGCTTTGTAACAGGCTTTGCAAGTTTAACAACTAATGGTTGACCTTCTTCACCTTTATAAAGTGGACGACCCCAACCAACAATTCCGTTGAGTAATTTCTTTTTGTTATCCTTTACATATGCACGAGTTTTTTCTACGCACATTCCGCCGTTTCTTTGGTCTCCCTTTGCAGTTCCTGAAGTGTTTCCTTCAATAACCTGAATTGTTCCATCGCCATTATTCTTAATACAAATACCGACATGTGAAATACGATTTACACCATCATCTGGGAAATCAAAATAAATCCAGTCTCCAGGTGTTGGATCATCATTGCGAGCATCTGACCAGCGATTATTTTTCTTAAACCAATCTGATGCTGCAACAGTTGATGCTGACTTTGGATAATTTTTTGGATTTAATCCTGATGTAAATGCACACCAAGAAACAAATGATTGGCACCATGGCTGAAAATTCATGCCAGTCCATTTGCCGTACTTTGTTTCGTTATCTTTAGGACCTTCTATGGTTCCTACTTCTGCCTTGGCAATTTCAATGATTGCCCCTACTGTACCCTTTTCTGCCATGTTTTCTCCTTTATTTGCAAATAGGAAATTTTATTCCTATTAATATTGTATCATAAAACATTAATAGATAAAGCCATTGTGTTTTTTTATTTTTTTAATTTGTTTTCTATATTTTATTTTATAAAATATTCTTTTAATTTTTTGTATCATTATTTATTTTTTCTCCAAACATTCTTCCAATTTCAGATGTCCAAAATACACCATGATGAGCGCCATCATTAGCAAGTAACCAATATCTTTTTATATATTCAATTAATTTTAAATTTGTTATATTATTATTTTTTATATATTCCAGTGCTAATGGGTGATCTTCATTGATATTTGCATCTATAAAATAATTATTTACATTTTTATGTTCTTCTTTAGTTTTTAATATTTTTTTAGAATTATTTATAGATTGAAATAAATGAGTTGTTTGGTTAAAAATTGACCAATCTGGTGGTAAATAATTATTAAATATTTTTAATTCTGCAAAAATTTTATCTAAACCTGGAACCCAAGTTGTCCAAAATAATTTGATACCAGACTGATTACACAACTCCTCTAAAAACCAAATTGCTTCTACTGCAATCATCATTGCGTCATGTTCGTCAAAACTCAAAGTATATTTTTTAAAACATGTTGGAGTTTTATCTTTTTTAATTAAAAATTCAGAATTTACGTTAACGCTTTGAAATTCTTTTCTTTCGGTGTCAAATCCTAAATCTCTTGCAACGTCTGGTAATGCTAAAAAAATATAATCTGGTTTCCCATAATTTCTTATGAATGAAACAATATTTCTAATTATTAATCTAAAAGATCCACCCATGGAGGATACATCAAATGTTTCAATATTGTTTAAATTTATATTGTTTAGTAAAAACGATTGCCATCTTAATTCTTCTGGAAGTCCCTCTCCAAAAGAATGAGAACATCCACCAGTTAAAATTGTAATTTTATCATTATCTACTTCTTTAAAGTGTTGAGATCTAAATCCGTTGGAGTTAATTTTGTATAAAAATTTAGGGTCAACATCTAAAACATTATTATATCCAACATTATCTGTTATAAAATAATTTTCTTGATCATAATGCCTAATCTTTTTTTCTACTGGATTGTTGGTTGGATGGCTATCAATAACTCCACACCAAATTTTTTGACTTGCTGGACCCATCCATTTAGGATTAAATTCTTTAATATCTTTATAGTCATCAAAATATTGATCTCTTCCACTTTGTTCCATACCACGACTTCCCATGATTCCTCCTAAACGATTATTCTTTTATTATACATTATTTCCCATTTATGTACATCTTCTAAATCATTTAGTAATGGCTGTCCTTTAATATTTAAACTAGTATTAAGCAATATTGGTACACCAGTTATTTCATAAAATTTTTGTAGTGTCTCATATAAACCTGGATGCTGTTCTTTATTTACAGTTTGAACCCTAGAGGTTCCATCTGCGTGTACAACTGAAGGGATCACATCAGGTTTTAAACATTTAACTGTGTATTGCATATAGGGTGATGTAAAATTCATATCAAACCATAGATGGGCATACTCTTCCATAACAACTGGAGCAAATGGCCTAAATAGTTCCCTCTGCTTTATTTGATTAACTTTATCTTTTATATTTGGATCTCTTGGATCTGCAAGAATACTTCTGTTTCCCAATGCTCGTGGACCATATTCTGCTCTTCCATTTGCCACTGCTGCTATTCCGTTATCACTTATCTCCCGCAAAATTTTATTTACTGGATATTCTCCTCCAAGATCATAACCAAGATAAGGACTCTTCCATTCAATGTGCTTACCATATAGTGCTGCTGCTGCACCCAAGGAACTTCCAGCATCACCAGGGTTTGGCATAATCCAAACATCTTTAAATATATTCCAAAGCAGGGTATTTGCTGAAGAGTTAAGAGCACAACCACCCATAAAAACTAAATTGTCTTTACCAGTAATAGAGTGTGCCATACGCATAAATTCATTTAGTCTTTGCTCATACACAACCTGAACTGCTGCTGCAATGTCAAATTTATCTTCTTCTGTAATCCATCCCCAGTCAGTTATACCTTTATGAAAATTATATTTTTGCTGATTATATTTTGGGAAATATTCATCAACTTGTTTATAGTATTTTGTCCAATCCCCATAAGCAGCCATCCCCATCATAATATACTCTTCTTGGTTTGGCATAAGACCAATCAGTTGAGTAAAAGCAGAATAGAATAATCCAAAACTAACAGGATAGTTTTGCTTATACTTTAACTTAATCTTTTCACCTTCACCCACCCAAATTGTGGATGTGTTATATTCTCCTATTGCATCAAGCACAACAATTGCAGCATCATGAAAAGTA